TTCTAAAGCATTTTTGAGGATCAACTTCAGCGTATTCGTATCTAATGATTCTAAGTTCGAAACGGTTTCCATTTTTTAAAAATTTTTTTGAGACTCCAATTATAACGTTTTTATACATGATTGTCACTCTCAGACTTGCCTCCAGGAAAATACAGAGGAGGTAAACGCAAAGGGGGGGGGTACCCCCTCGGTTTGGGAGGTTGAGACCGGGCGGCGAGCGAAGCGAGCCGCATAAGACACCCGGGCGTTTGGCGCGGCATATTGTCGCACCCGGCCAGTTATCCACAGGTTATCCACAACTTAATGCAAATACCTATATCAATGGCTAGTGATTCATGGTACTAATTAATAATAAATAGAAAGGATATAATATGCCAAACGAATTAGTTAAAACACAAAGCATAAACAACGTAGATATTACCCCTGTTATGAAAGAGGTAATCGAGTATTCTAAAGACCAAGCAAGTGTTGGTGATTTAGAGCAACTAATTAGCAAAGTTCCTGCAAAAGACAGCATGGATTGGAAGTTAATTAGTGGAGTATTAATGAACTCACTTGTTGAGTGGGTTGCAGAAGATAAGGAGGAACGAATTGACTTGATACATAGATTACAAGGAGATGTTGGATATATCCTCAAACGCATGGGTTTGACTATGTAAATTATATCCTTTTATATTAGTCATAAAGGGCGACATCCAGTCGCCCTTTTTTTATGTCCAATGGTCAGCGTCAGCATCTCTGGATGACCGGCCCGGGAACAACTTAACTATTAAGGCTGATTAATGGCGATTAGGGAGTTTGTGGGAGTTTGTGAGGCGAGAGCCGAATAACTCCGTTTATCTCGCCCCTTATTGCCTATCGGAAGATTCGGCAATTCTTTTGCTCTTTGTCGGTCAGTAGTGAAGACCACTGTTCCTGCTCTGTTTTTATCGGTTATAGTATAGAACTCAAGTTATAAACTACACTTTAAGCCGTTGGCTAGAAATATCATTTATTAATCTATTTCTAATACTCTTATAGCACGACCTAAACCATGACTCAATAGGTTTATTACTTTTCTTGTGGATAAGTTTCCAAACCCCATTATGCCACAAATAAGTATAAGTATAATCTTTAGTCCATTTATTCCAATAAATCATAATAGTCCTTTCTCTTTCTAACTCATCTATATCACGAATCCAATCTGATGACAACTGCTATTTCCTGAACTCCCGGTAGTTCCCCGGCGCGCCCGGTGCGTAGACTCGAGGATGGACCATGGCAATATTGGGATTATGAAAACCCTGTGGAGTTTGGGAGTCTCTGCTGCATCTCAAAAGCCCAGCAGCTGCATCAGCAGCCAGGCCGCAGCTACACCTGCAGCCAGTTTAAAACTGATCACGATCAAAAAACCTAGTAAATGTACCATTTCTTTCTCTTTCTATATCCTAAATTCACGTTGTAACACCTGTTACCTGGTTACTATATAACCTTCCTGGATCCTGAAGTCAAGCACCCGTGCATAAAAAATCCCAGAAATCCAACCTTTTTATTCCGAAGACTGCCCGGCAGTTCCCCGGCGCGCCCGGTGCGTAGAAGCTCAGATGGGCGTTTCAATTTATCAAGGTTTTTAGCCATTTATGGGAGTTTCGGAGTTTGCAGTCAGCCCGCTGGGCGCCCGGCGCCCGGGCGAGACTTATCCACAGGTTATCCACAACAAATGGTTATAGATAACCCATGGGAGTTTCGGAGTTTTAGTTATTAAATACTGTCTCGTACATCTTGTCTAATGCACTCCTATTATCTGTTTGTGCTTCCTCTACTCTATCAGCATTTCGCTTCATCACAGGAACAACCGAATCATAATGCTTGGCTATTCTATTTAAGACATCATTGTTTTCTTCCAATGATTCGTTAATTCTGTTTAATGCGTCAACTATTGCGTTGTTGCTATCTTCTGGTAAAACCATATTAACTCCAATCTATTTCTTATGAGGACAGTTCGTTAGTTATGTCCTCGGTTGTTGATTAGGTATCTAACTATTAACTAATCAATATATATATTATAACATTTCCAATCGGCAAATTCAACAGCTCATTTCAATTAATCTGTGGATAACTTTGACATGAAAACCCTGACTGAAGGAACTGGCTGCCCTGGCCGGGATGCAGGATCCGTGCAGCTCGACCCAATTATGGTATTTGGCTTCCACGCTGGAGTTTTGGAGTTTGGGATTAAACGGAAGTTCCCCGGCGCGCCCGGTGCGTCCAGAGCCATGGCCCTCGGCCCAATTAGGGTTTTTGGTTTAACGTGGGAGTTTGGGAGTTTTGGATAATGGACCTAAAATCGAGGTCCTAGAGCCCAGGCACTTGGAACACGGTGTTTTCCCCAAGTTCCTTGGTTTTGCACCCGTGAAACAATTTAACTTGCTCCGCGAGAGGCAAGTTAACTAGGATATATGACTGTGCACCAGCTGTAGCATGACGCATATTCCATGCAATTTGGAAGGGAGATAGCGTAACTTTATTATTACTTCCCAGCACTTTCAATTCAACTGTGAAGAAACCTGTATCTCTATGATAAATTAAGCAATCTGGGAATCCTGGTGTAACATAACTTTCAAGGCGTGAAACAATATAACTACCACCGTCTAAGTACTTCTTTAAAGTCTTCCAAAAATTTGTCTCCGTTTTTACGGTCATACTTCTTCTTGTTTTTGTTCACCCTTTGTTTCCACAGGGGTGATGTCTTTAGGTCCTTCGCTATCGGATTTCTCTTCGACTGATATGACAGTTTGATTTCCTTCTTTTTTAAATTCACCTGTTAATCCTAATTCCTTTAATTGTTTTAAAACGTCATCACGCGACATAGAATCAATGGATCCCGTTCTGATTTCTTTACGGTCAATGTACAATCCTGCGGCTTGACCCCGCAAGCGCTCAGCATTAACAGCAGCACTATAAGACTTTTCTGCCAATGATTTCTCACGCAGTCTTGCCAACTCTTGTACATGCTTATTTAATTTTACCTCGTGTGTCTTTTCAATTTCAGCTCTACGTGCGATGATAGCTTCTACAACCTTTGGGTATCTTTTACCATTTAATAATTCAGATGCCCTCACATTAGCACTATCTTCATTATAGCCAGCTTGTCTTGCACATTCTGTTGGGGTCAACCTACCCTCATTCTCAGAATATATCTTAACAAACACACGTTGTTTATCAGTCAATCCATCAGCTCTGATTGGATACTTTTTTGACATATTTGTGGCACCACTTGTGGCACCTCTCAATCTTTCGTCTACCATCCAAAACCCCGCAGTATAGTTGAATTTTTACTCATTTTTATTTCCAAAAAACAAAAAAGTGCCTTGCGTCGTCTAGAGTAGTGACACATAGGTGACACAACATAAGTCATTGATTTATATAACTTAATAGCCAAATGTGTCACTGTGGCACCAGTTTGGTCCCCGGTAACAAAATAAAAAAAACTTTTTAGCAAATATACCACTATAGGTGCCACATTACAAAATATAAATTGACCGATTTCTGCCATTTCCTCTTCCTATCCATCCTCTAGCTATCAATTGATGCACAAATCCATGCACATGTGACTTGGAACGTGACCCCATTAATTGCTTTAACTCCTCATAAGATGGTGCTACACCGTTTTGATCAATAAATGCTTTTATTATATCAAATACTTTTCGTTGTTTGGGTGTTAACCCTTGTCTATCTTTTTTCTTCAAGCCCTTTGGCATCTGGGTGACTCCAATAATCTTTTCTTACTGTATTTAACATTTCATTTTCGCCCCATTCATCAATTGCCTCTTTAGTAATTGATGCTTCTAGGGTCTTTTGTATTTCCTTTTCTTCTTCTGTTAATTCTATCCTATTTGGTCCCTTCTTTTTAACATATGTATGAACTTTAGACCATGTAATAATATACTTTGACGCTTTAGGACGTACATATCCACGTGTTGGATCTAGTGATGGAAACTCTGGGTCTGGAGCTGTATCAAAATTATCTTTAATATATTCCATAACCTGTTCATCATTCTCAAATTGTTTAACAACCTTCTCAATGATTGTTTTATCTAGCCATAAATTAATCTCGTACGTCTGCATATGTCACCTGTAAATATTCAATCTTTGTTACCCATCCTTTTGGTATGGCTATACAACCACCACCATGATTATCGTCCCGGTCCACGCACCACGAGCGCATAACCACGACCTTCTCCTTATTATTCACGATCATCCAACCAACCTCTTGACACTTAGCTAACGGCGCATTCAGCATATCCTTAATAGGAAGCCACCCTGTCTCCATGTCACGTGCATCATCCCATGACAAACGCACCATTGGTATAGACTTAATGTCCATTAATGCAGCTTACTCCATTTACGTTCAGCTTCATCAAAGCTTTGCTGCATATCAGGATCACCATTTACTACTTCACGTGCCACCTCTTCAGCATATTCACCAATCAATTCAACCAACATAATGCGTGGGAATACAACACCGTGCACTTTAATTTCACTAAGTTTATCCAACACCGTTGGCACACTGTCACCAGCTTGTGCTGATTCAGCTAATATAATTTTTATTTGATGTGCTGCTTTTACTAATGATTCCATTCTATTTTTCCTTCCATTTTTTCATAATTTGTTCACCTGTTGAATCATCAATATAATAAACAATACCGTTTATAGTAATGTAAACACAATCTTCAGTTTTAACTTCTATTTTCATTCTATTTCTCCTTTAAAAGCCTGGGTACTCGGGGCACGACACACTGTCCATTGATTCATAATAACCTACAGCGTTATTAGCTGCACACATTTCTTCCTCATTCCCCTCAAACATTGCGTTATAAAACGCATCACGTGCACGCTTTAATTCATCATGCACATTAACTTCTTTAATTACTGGTCCACTCATAACAAACCTAACCATATTTTATATACCCATACCAAGATCTGGAATGCGATCCAGAACTTGATGGGTATGACGAGCAACCAGAATAAACCCCAAATCATAATTTTACCGCTATGTATTCATAATCAAAATCACCATGCTTTTTTTGCACAAGTGTAACTAAATCTTTTAAATAAATTCCGTAAGCATAATTCTTAATAGCACGCACACGTCGTTCATCACTCGTTGGTGAATACTTTTGTAAATGTGGACCCATAATGTAACCACGGTAATAAGTGATCTTATCACCTGGTTTCGATTTATTTATCCACTCATCAAACTTCGTTCTACTAATCATAACTTCTACTTATGTAAGGGCTAAGTTTAGAAAGGAAAAAAAGAACAATACCCTAGCCCTTACATAAAAAGTGAGTAGGGGGATTCTTTGACTACCCCCAACCTTTTCCCGACAAGTCAACACCTTTAAATGTTAACTAGTACTTCAGTACCACCCTAGGACCCTTCAGTCATTCGACCATATCTTTCCTCTAGCGTGCCTTACTACCTTGTTACAGTTGTTCAGCCATACTCGGAGAATGTTGCACCATTCTCATTTAGGCGTATTATACCACATCAATGTGAACAAAACAAGTACTTTATTTCGCAGAAAACAGCCATTTTTAAAAGTCAAGTAAAATTATTTTCTTGACACCGTTACAAACCATTACAAAAAATCTTGTCAAGCATTTTTTTCTTGCACAAAACAAGAACATCGTGTACATCTTTATTTCTCAACTTCATTTCATCTCGGTGGACTCCAGGCACATTCGTTGCAGGGGGTCCCCAATTAAGGAACGCATGGTAAAGTACTGGAAAAAGTTTTTAAAATGGTTAAAATACGAGCCACATAAATATTATATGAGAGGCAATGTTTCTAGTAGCAAATCTACCACCGACAAAAGTATATATAAAAAAAGAATATCTGTATGACCACGAGAAAGGTCACGGAGAATTTGTAGAAGGTGTTTGGATTACTGTTAAGTCAATCCAAGGTAGGGCGCTCTACTTTGAAACGTATCTGCCGGAATATGGCGCTCTTTATGATAAGCTCCCTATTAGTGCTTTTGTTAATTCCCCTACTGTTAAAGATAGTCTCGAACTAGAAGAATTAGAGTTGTGGGACGCATTTAGCTACCACATAACTGTTGTAGAAAAATCTTCACTTGCTGGCACACGTTGTAAATACCTTGCACCATCAAAGAAATGGTACTATGGTGAATACTTATTTACGATTGATAGTTGCCATGCGGATACAAATATCCTTAATGTAAATTACTCAGAGGTCCCAGAGGAGCACAAATCGTTTAATATACT